GCCCGTGCGCTGCACCACGATGATGTAATCTGTCCCGGCGGTATTGCTGACGAAAGCGATTCGGCCGCTCTTGGTCGAAACATCTCCAGTGACGGTATCACCGGCAGCCAGGGTCCCGGTGATGGTCCCGCTCACCTTGGTGATGAAGACGTTCATGTACCCGAGGTCCAGGAAGCTGTCCGCAACCCAGGTCTTTGTAGTCTGGTAGATACCGGACGCTCCGCTTGCGGCCTGGTTGAGCGTGTTGATGGCCGAGCCCAGAAGGGCCATCTTCATGTTGTCCTCGCTCTGCTCACGGAGCCCAAAGGAGAGGCTCGCCTCCCGCTCCGTCTCGACCTCGAGGATGGTTGCCCTGGCGGCGTTTCGGGTGCTCTTGAGTTTCTCGGTTGACACCTTGCAGTTGAATGCGAGGTTTTCGAGTTCACCCAGGTCTATTCCGGGGTGAAGGGATCCCACATCCGCGACGTAAGCTCTCCCCGTCCCGTTGTACCTGATATTGTCGACATTGCTTGCGAGGGCCATCTTCATCACCTCCTGGGTTGACTGTTTTGCGTGTTGACGTTATTGCGCCGGCCGGCATCCAGCTCTTGATGGATCAAGAGCGCTTGAAGTAGAACGCCCATATCATGCTCCCTGCCGTCACCCACCATTCCGGGACGGTCTTCCCCAGGAGGAGAAGCAGACCAGTCACCACCATGGCGAGAATGGCCAGAATTGCCCGAACGGACCCGGCGGGAAGCCACAAGGCCCCTTTGCCTTGCGTTCCTGATGCCGATCCTACGGACACGACTTCAGAGTTCATTTCACGTTTCTCCTTTAGGGCAATCCGCGCCTGGTGGATTTGAGCGCACGGACGGTGACCGTGGTGTAGCTCACATAGAGCGGGTGATAGCTCTCCCCGGAGGCGTCTCCAGCGGACTCCGTGTCACAGAGCCTTGCCCGGTAGAGGGCGTTTTCCGCTAACTCTCGCAATGTTTCCGCCTGCAGGCATCCCGTTCTGGTTCGAACGCTCCCGGACTGGGTGATTTCATCATTCACAACCCCGACCCCGAGAAACACCCGCCACTCCAACTCCCTTCGGTCCTGTCCACGCACCTGCTCGACGCCCACCACAGCAATAAGCGGATAGTCCTCTTCCGCTGGAGGCCTGTTCTCGTCAATGCCAAGGAAGACTGATGGTGCCTTTCCGAACTGGGCCGTGCACCAGGAATTCAATGTGGTATCTCCAACCAGGGCGTTGCTCACGGCTTGAATGACTTCGGTCGTGGTCATGCCTTGGCGCTCCCTGTGCGGTATCGCTCGAGGGCGGCCAGAAACTGCGCCTCGAACCTTTTCACGGCGTCACCCTGGATCTTCCGGAAGACCGGCCCGATGACAGGGCGCCTGGGGATGGTGATATGCGTCGTCTCAGGCTTCAGCACGAAGTAACCTCCAGTGACAGCCCCGCTCCGTCCCTGCTTTTTCCATTTGCCGCCCTTGATCTTGGTCGAGAGCCAGGCCATGCGGGTCCTCTTGGTGACCGGGATCGCCGCCCCTTCCTCGTGACGCCTGAGGGCGCCCATGAGCCAGGGGTCGCCCATCTGGCCCGGTTCTCCCTTCTTGCTCTTCCCGAGGCCGATTTCCGCGACGGTCGCCTCCTTGTCGATGAGGTAGCGGGCGAACCGGCCGAGAAAGAAGAGTGGGGTCGCGGGGGCAGACCTGAATTTGCGAAGCCTGAGGGTCAAGGGGTGCAGCTTCTGCCAGCCGCTTCCCCCATACTCGATATGATTGCGCAACTCCTGGGCCGCCCACCAGCCCACCGAGGACAACGCGGACCGCCTGGCACGCTGGAAGATCCCCGGAAGCTCCAGAAGGGCCTTCGTGGTTTGGTTGAGTCCTTCTGTTTTCACATCGACTTGCAGCATGGTCTATCCACTCATTTTTTGAACGTGGGCCTGAGATCCCGCCTGATTTCGATTTCCCACATTCCGCCGGCATGACTCAGCTTCTGGCCGACGGTCCAGGTCTCATCATCAATTGCAACGGTGTCCTGGTAACCAGGATCCTCCACATCGGTATCCAGCACAAATAGCCGGGCCGATGCCTGTAGTGCCGCATTCCACTGTGCGTCTTCCAGGTCTGCGCCTCGGGACAGCACAGCCTTGATTTCAACAGCCGCGCCGTCCCGAGGCGTATACGTCACTGTCTGTGCGAACGCGGACATGTGAGCCGTGTTCATCTGACCAACCGCTTCCGCGAATCCCATCGATCCGGGCCCTCTTCTTACGTTGCTGCCGTGGTGTCGATGAGATACCCGCAGGCCTTGGAGATCTCACTTTTGACGTTCCCATCCTCATCGTAGGAAGCGAGGAATGCCTCGGTCGTGTCGTGACGCACGCGCAGGATGTTGCTGCGCACCTCGTCGCTGTAATACTCCTCTACCACCACTTCCTCGGATGCCCCTTCGTTCCATTTGAAGGTCCGGCCGATGCAGGGCTCGATCACGTCTGCACCGGGTTCAGCCACGCGGCAGAGCATGGCGTAACGGCTGCCCCACATTTCAGCCAGCGTCGCGTTCTGGCCCTGGTTGGCCGAGTTGTACAGGGCGCCGGCCACTATCACCTTAGGCACGTCGAAGTAGGTCTTGAGGTGCTCAATGGTCACCTGGCCCGTCTTGGCCGCATCGGGGAAGAGCTGGTACACCTGGGTCTTGATGTCCGCCACCGACTGCAGCGTCTGGAATACCGCGTACGGAATGATGAGGCAGTTGGGCACGACGCCCAGGGTGCGCATGGCTGCCTTGCCCGTGTTCACGTCGCTCTTGGGATTGGCGCTCGCAAGGGTCGACCAGGCGATCGTGGCGTTATGGGCGCTGAAGTTACCCGTATTAAAGATCTTCTGCTGGATGCGATACTCCTGGGCCCTCAGGATGTCGTTCATGAGGATCTTGGAGATGGTCATTTCATAGTCGAAAAGGCTCGAGTACAGGGCCAAATACCGGTCATCGACGCGCCGCTCGAGGCCGTTTTCAGCGGTGCGGTAGAAGCCGCTCTCGAATTCCCCGTCGGACCGGTTGTAGTGCCCGAGGGGCCCCCTGGCCGTGTCCAGCAGGCTAAAGAGGCTTTCCTTGGGAATCACCGGGTACTCCGCCGCATTCTTGGCGACGGGGAAAAAGGGCATGATCTGCATGCCCACGAATCCCATGGTGGGCGCCTCGGTCATGACCTCCCATACCGCCTGCCCCAGGTCGGGGCGTTGAACCGTGGTGTCGCTTGTTGGTCTCATGTGTTTCTTCCTTCTTCATGGGGCAGGCCGGGGAGGCCTGCCGATACGGGCAATGAAAACTATCAGCTCAGTTTTGCATACTCGACTTCCAGCCATACGGCGTAGACCAGCACATCGTCGGTTGTCGCCTCGCCGTCCTTGGGCTGGAAAATGCATGTCAGAGTGGCTGGCATGGTGTCGGGAACATCACCGTGAGCAATGGACGCACTGTACTCGGTGAGAGCGGTCCCGCCGTCGATCTCGTCGTCCGTGCCCGCGCAGTCTGTATCACCGGCACCGAAATAGCACTCATGCACGAGATCCGGGGTGTCCGTGTTCCCTGACATGGCCGCGAGCCAATGCACTTCAACGGCTGCCGATCCATCTAGCTCCTGGGGCATTGGCACGGAAAATGCAACTGCGGTATGACTGCTGTGATTGTTCCAGCGCAGAACCACTTCCTTGTTGGACAACTGCGCAAAACCTGGCGTCGCGCTTGTACCGTCGCTAAACTTCCCAATGGCCGTTCCGTCCTCAAGCATGAGTGACCCGAGGGGAATCGGAATGGTCTTCTTGGCTCCATCGATTGATGCATAGATCTCCGCGATGGCGCCTTCGACAGTGGTCTCCGCGGTATGACCATTCGAGTCTGCAAGAGATACCGATCCAGCCGCCGTGGTGAGATAGGGGTAGACAATCGCCTCAACGATATCTCCGCCTGCGCCCGCTGCCTGAATGGCCATGAATTGAGCCGATCCTGAAGCCGAATCGCTCACCTTTCCGTCATTGGCCCCGTAGAGGACCGCGCCGACTGAGAAGCTGTCCGCAGCCTCCACCAGGCGCGTTCCATTGTCATTGGGAGCCAGGACGACGACACGCTCTCCAGCGGCTGCGGGGGCGAGGGTCGTTCCGATGTAGCTCTCTCCAGCATCGGCATACTGCACCTCGGGAGGGATCGTTGTGGTTTCGCTCTTGATTTTAACGCGACGATAAGCCTCAAGGGCTTCGTATGCTGTGTACGTCTTGGGTCCCTCATTCCAAACCGCTTGTCCCATTGTGTCCTCCTCTTATTTTTTCAGGCCGGCGAGATATGCCGCGTGCAGTTCAGGGCTTTGCCTGGCCACGATAGACATTGCAATGGAGCGTTTGCAGCTCCGCTCGGCCTGCACCCGATCGACTTCGGCCAGGAAATCTGGCCTGGAATCAGTTTTCTTTTCCTCCGCCTGGTGGCCGGCACTCTCGGAAAGGTTTGCCTGGAAATCCTTCAGGGCTTTCTCCCGGGTTTCCTTCTCCGCTTGGAAGAAAAGCTTGAAGGCCTGCTCGGCGGATAGCCCATCGCGGATCGCGGTCTTCGCCACTTCAAGGTCACCGTCTGCTTCCAGGATCTCCACCACGCGCTTGCGCTCGATATCAACCCCCTCAGCCCGGCTATTGACCTTTTCGGCTTCGATCAATGGCTTGACCGACTCAGCCCCCAAATTAAATACCTCGCTGTAAAGCTCCGCATATTCCATTTGCAATTTTTCGCGATCCATCTTCATCGTGATCGCTCCTTTCCTGCTGAATGTCTTGGATGCAGCCGTTTCCACGGCTTGAATCATCGTTCCAATATCGTCAGCCAAGCCGATATCCACGGCCTGACGGCCAATGAAGATCCTGCCGTCCGCCATGAGAAGAGCCTCCTCGGAAGTGATCCCGCGATTGCGTGCGACGGCTTCAACTAACATCGTGTAGTAGTAGTCCACTCGGGACTGTAGATATTCACGGGCCTCCTGGCTCAACGGCTCGGAGTCGGTTCCCATGCGCTTGTATCGCCCGGCGAAAATCTCCGTGCGCTTGATGCCGGCCTGCTTGTCCCGCTCCGATAGATCGTAATGGGTCGCAGCTACCCCGATGCTTCCCACGTTTGCTCCCTGGCCGACGAAGATCTTGTCGACCGCCGATGAAAGCAGATATGCCGCGCTTGCCATGTTTCCGTCGGCCACCGCGATGATCGGCTTTCGTCCCCTGGATTCCATGAGAAAATCCGTCAGCTCGAATACGCCGTCTACCGTGCCGCCGGGTGAATCCACATCGAGCACGATCCCCCTGACTGCCCAATCCTCGAGAGCCATTTCGATATCCCGGCGAAGCAACTGGTAACTGGTGCCACCGGAAAAGCGAGTGAAGATATTCGCCCGTTTCATGAGCGTCCCGTAAACGGGAATGACGGCAACGCCGTCCCGGATCTCATAGGTGGCGTCCGCTTTGTTTCCGTTTTTGCCTGAAAGGGCCTCCTCGGCTTCTTCGTCGATGGATACCTTCCCGTTCAGTCGCATTTCGATGAACGTGTTGATCTCATCGAGCTTTGCCGGGTGAATCGCCCATATGGCGTCCTGCACCAAGTCGATCAGGGACATTGCTATTCCTCGCTATTCCTCTTCCTCTTGAGGCTCGAGTGTGCCTTGCCGGTTATCAGTCCGTTTCGATTTCATGGATATCCCGAATTCGCGTTCCAATTCTGAAACATATGACAGCTCGATCGCTCTTTGACGGAGAGCCGCCCGCCAATCCATGGACCGCTCACCGTACACGTCCGAATAGGTAAGAGTGTTGTTGACCAGGCGTACATCATCGGCTTTGGCTGCCTTGAGCTTATCGATCGGTCGCAGTTTGGGGGGAAACCATACGGTGCGAGTGTATGCGTGGAGATTATCCAGAAAATGAGCGACCGATTTTATCGGGAGTAATCCACGAATGGCCGCCTCGTACTGCTTCCAGACCTCAATGGGCTGACAGAACTGATTTACAAGCACTGCTCTGTCCGAATCATCATATTTTCCAGCATTTTCGATGCTGGCCTGGCTCGCGCTGTAGGATGCCTTGTAAGCCTTGGCAATGTTTTCCGGACCCCTGCACGTGCTCATGCCCAGGCGCCCGATAATGGCGTCGTTGATCTCCTTGTATCCAGCCCCAGGGGCGTCGTTTGCAATCGAATGAGGCTTTTCTCCGGCTGAACCGAAAATGATGGTGCCCTTCTCGATTTCCTGGATCCGCTGCTCGATGGGCAAGATAGTTCGTTGCGTTCCCATGGTGTCTTCGATAAATAGCGCAATCAGGGTATTCAGCAGGGTCTTGACAACCGCTGCGTCGCTCAGGTCGTTGGAATCCTTGATCTCCTTGATCATAGGGCCGAGAATCGAATCTTGCCTGTACTCGGCTATGTTTCGGACATCACAGACGAGGAATAGCTTTGGCAGACCGGTCTTGGTATCGTATACGGGGACTCTAATGCAATCGTCCGATCTGGCTGAGCCCGGAAAACGCTTGCCGGTTTTGAGAATATAGGCTGCGATGGGTGCCCCGTTGGAATCGAGCGCCAGGCCGTCATAAACATCGTCCCTCGATCTCAGATCGCTGGGCGTAACCAGGCGTGATGCATCGATTGGAAGAATAGACAGGGACAGAGGTCGATAAGAATCCTGTTTACTGATGGCCTGAAAGACGCCTATTCCGTCGAGTTTCCAGGCGAATAGAGCCAATGCCTGAAGCATGTAGATGTTTAATCTGCGCTGCGCATCGCAGAAGTTTCTGACATCCAGGCCCCACATCTCGAAGAGGTCATAATTCTTAGCCTGATAATCTTCCTGCCAATCATTATCAAATCCGATCATGCGCAGCATCGGACGGGATTGTGGAGTGAGCCCGGTCCCCACGATTTCCACCAGGCACGACTCTAGTAATCCATGAGACATGGCGTCGTTGATATACAGGTCCCATGCTCTATCACTGACCTTTCGACGATCTCTTTCAGCGATCCGGGCATTGATGATCGATGAAAGCCAGTTGCTCATGGTCCCCTGGATGGATGCTCCAGATCTGCGGAAATAACGACCGGACGACATGTGCGGATGGATGACGGGAATCCCGCCAACTGATCCGGATGATTTCGCTGGCTTATAATCCGGTTGGGTCAGATTGTAGAGGTTCCGGAAAAATCCCACTCTTATCCCCTGTAGGGTGCTCCGAAACGGGCACGGTCGAAAATGTTGAATTTGGAACTGTTGGCGACAAGGACTCGATACTTGTCAATAAGCCGTTCCAACGCCTCCAGATTGTCTCGGCGCCATTCCCTGCCGTCCATGCTCACCGCATAGCCGTTCACCAACACGTCATCCCGTGCTGTTTCGTAACTGGCCAAGGTCTCCGCATATGTGGCCATGCATTTTCCCTCTCTTGTGGGCAACAAAAAAGGCGGCAGTGTGATGGAGTGGCACCACACTGCCGCCTTTTTTTTCTTTCGTTTCCTCATCACCAGGTGGCCACCCGGAGATGGAAACCTAATTTTCACGTCCCGGCTATATGCATACGGGACTGGATCCGTAACCCATGCCTGACCCTATAAAGGAAAAGTCAACGGAAAATCAACAGGGTTATTGCTAGAAATCTAGCAAAGGAGCCAAACAGCGTTTTAGGGTAAGGCATTGCCTAAATGCTCTATGCTCTTAAATGATTTGCCACATCTGCGGCATGCATGATACCGCACCCTCGTGTTACCCTCCCACGGCATCACATTTCGAACCGGGGCCCATGGAGCCCTGCAGTATGGACACGCGGCCATTTCAATACCATTGCGATAGATAGATATAGATACATACTTGGCCTCTTTGGATTTTTCATTGATCGCAGCTACAGCCTGAGCGATATGTGTACGATGTGTACGCGCTTGTTTATCACGGTTCATTTTCACCTCCTGCCGGCCCAAGGGTTGACTACACGTCTTCTAACAGCATCATTGATTCTCTGATGGATATTCCCGATTGGCTTGTTGATCCGATCTTGCGCATTGACGCAATGATTCGATTGCTGAGTAGATACTTGCTGCGGCTGATGCCAGTGTTGCAGATTGAGAATATCCGTTGCCGCCAGGGCGAGATACTCGCAATCCCAGTAATGGTTATGTCTGCCCTGCGGACATTCCCACAGGCCGTGATCATTTCGGAATTCCGCGGTCATATGCCTCGCGTATTCTTCAGTTGTTTCCGCATGTAAATGGAAAGCCCCGGGGTCTGCTGGATTGACTAGAAGCTTTCCGTGGAGCTTGTCCTTGTAATAGTTCGAATTCAGTCGATAAAGCTTCAGTCCTCCGGGAATCGGTTTAGT